CTCTGTAAAGCTCTTAAAATCATTTTAAAGGTAAAGTGTTTGGTATGTTCTCTACTGCACCTAATAAACCAGCACAATAAGTACCAAAGACTACATAATCATAATAAAAAAATCTATCTAGCTTTGCATCACCATCTTTAATGATACGATGCTCAAATAAATTATGCTCATGAGGATCCTGGCATTGCTCTTCTGTAACCTGGACAGGATGCATCATGTACAATTCAGATCCTACACCCAGGTATAAAATCAAAACAAATAGTTTCACGATTTACAAAGTAATACTAGCTGCTTAATTATCTCTTGAATTCTATCCTTTAATTTTGATATAGTCTTGTCCTTTAATTTTACATTTTCATACAAGGCTACAATCTCTTGTTCTTTTTTAGATAGTTTAGTTTGCAGCTCACCATTCAAATCTTTGTGGCCTTTGTTTATTGTTTTTAAATTATTATTTTCTTCTGTTAATCTATCTATTTCTTTTGTCTGATCAGTTACCACTTGGATCCTCCTTTGGATTTTTTAAAAACATATGCTCAATGCGATCTCTATTTTTTTCAAACCAAAATTCTTCGTAAGGTTTGATCTCAACATTAGATGGAAACATTGGATTATGTTCTAGCTTTGAGAGTTCTGGATCATTAGCAGAGTAAAACTTTTGATAAGGATCTATGTAAGGTTCAGAAGATCCAGGTATTGTGATAACTACCACATCATCAGTACCATCAAATGCCTCTATTAAACCTTTGATAAACTCTTTACTAAATCTACTCTTAAAAATTTTCATAACAATTCAATGCCCCTTGGTTTAGCTGGATGTACTTTGATAAGATTATCTCTCTCAAGTAAACGCAGCATTCGATGTACATTAGAATGAACACATCCCATATGCTTTGCAATCTCACGCACAGTAGGAGGTACTCTTTCTTTTGTTTGGTAGTTCTTTATGAAATCAAAAACCTTTAATTGTTTTTTAGTTATCATTAGGTTTGGCATTGTTTACCTCATCTTTCTTCTTAATTTGTTTTTTTAATTGTGATTTTAAATAAGAACACTTAACTGTAATCTGATCACCAGCTGTTGGATGAGCTTTCTTACATAGATCCCATTTAACTTTGTTATCATTTTCAAATTGCTCAAGAAGATCTAATCTCTTTTCCATATCTTCTTCTGCATTCTGTACTATGTCTAACATTTCTGCTCTTTGCTTTTCAGAAAAAGTAATCCATCTCATATCTTCTTCAGATGGTTTAGTTACTTTTGGATTGTGTGTTGAAGAGTTAGCATCATCATCCTCACTAGGTAATCCATAGATAGCCTGTAAAGAATATCTTTTAGCATAAGTAATTGCAGATCCCAAAGCCTGGCTATCATCATACTTATTATTTTTTGGTACAATTAAATACCTGGATGTAATTTCTGTATCACTATCCTTATGCATTAAGATTGTAGTTACATACATTGTGGTATCAACTACTCCATCGATTATCTTTTTATCGTAATCAATAGTTTGTGTGAATGCTAATCCATACTTGGCCCCTTGATTAGCTGCTGCTATTACATCTTCTAATGCAGCATAAGTAGATTTAAAGAAAGGATTTTTACTTTCCTTTTTTGCTACATTAGCCTCTTCTTGAAACTTACTTAAAGCCTCAACTATATTTTTAGTGTTGTGTTTCGTCATCGTCATCGTTTCCTTCTGGTTCATTTGGTACTCCTTTATCTATATGAATTGTAAATATTTGGTTTTGTATTTTAAGGCCCTCAATAGCTGCCATTGCAACATACTCGATAAGCTCTTCAATGAATGGAACCTCAAGCTCCAGGCCTGTCTTTTCATAAATTTTATTTCTAACAAGCCTGGCACTTTCTTTTCTAGCCAATAAATAACTATTGATTTGAAAATATTTTGTAGGATCATCCATTAATTTCCTTAATTGAAAACCTACGAGTTACTGTAGGAGCTGCACCTTCTACCTTAACCATTTTAGTTTTCGCCTTCTCATATGTTGTATGATTAATTACAAACCCATGACACTCGGCCTTCTCATTCTCACCTAGTATTTCTTTTAATCTAGTTGATACCTTGTCCTGGATTTCTTTTGATGCTTTGATTGCTTTACCAGCAGCTATATAATCATCAATAAGTTGTGGCATTTCATTGTTGGTATTTAGATCAACAACATCTTTAGATCTATTACCTTTGTAGATCCTGGATGCCTCTTTAGAATTAGCAGCAGCATAATGTAACTTATCACCTTCAAGTACACCATCAACTCTATGCCAAAATTCTACAGCAGCATCAATTAACTTTGCCTGGATTTCTTTATTAGGTTTATAAACAAACCATTGTAACTCCCAACCCTTAACTAGCCTTACCAAGATGGCATAGTTATAACCGGTAGTTAAGAGCTGGGCCTGTACCTGGAGCTTATAGATCTCTGATACAGGATCAATGGCAGCTCCGGAATAGTTTTTAATCTCAATCACACCCATACCATTTAATTCGTGGGAGGAATTAGAATGATCGATTAAGGTTAATTTACTTTCCAGCTCCATACGAGCATCAAGGGAGCTACCAATTTTTCCACCATCAACATCAAAGAAGAATGCTTTATCTGGAACATCAACCTTTATAGAGGGAGCTTTCTGTTCAGCACCTATCTTTAATATCTCATTGTGAAATAGTTTGAGTATTGCTGGTTCCAATACAGTACCAGCTTTAACTTTAGGATTGTTAGCTATGTCATTTATAACTTCCTTTCCTTGTAAGGCATTGATTGCCTTTTCCAATTCATCATTCGGTGAATTGAAACCTATGTAACCTTCATCGGTTAAAACTAAACTTGGAATAGAGCTAGATCCTATTTCCCTTCTGGCATAATCAGTAAGTTTCATTACAGACCTCCCATCATTCCATAGTACGCAGCACACTTATCTGACAACGCACATAATACTATTGTTAAAAAATACATTGCAGCTAACATCATCAAGAATGTTATGCATTCAATGGCAAATACAATTTGCTCTTTAAACTTTCTAAAAAAGTTAATCATCATTACTCCTTTGTTAAGGTGTCTAAATGATCTCATATAGTTTATCTTTTAGACACAATTTGTTTATATTAAAGACGAACATTAACAGAACATCTATCCATGTAATTCTTTACAGTAGATGGATACCACTCACCATTTCTAACTGTAGGAATTCCTCTTGCATTAAGAGCTTTAGCTATTTCAGACAATGTACTTACTCCATACTTTTTAAGCTCTGAAATAATGTTAGCAACTGATTGTGCTTTCTGATCTGCTAACAATTTCTTTTTAGCATTACCCTTTTGTGCAGCTTGTTTTAAGTTTTTAGTATTACCTAAAACAACTCCTCTTTTTTTTGCCTGGGCCAAAGCAGATTTAGTATTCTTTCTTAAAGTATCTAAATACTGTTCAGCTACAGCAGCCAAAACTTGTATCGTAAATTTATTTACTGATGGCATATCACAACAAACAAACTCAATCTTACTTTCCATAAGTGATGCTGTGAATGCTAGGTTACGAGATAGTCTATCAAGTCTAGCAATAACTAGAGTTGCTTTTTCTTTTTTACATAACTCCAGGGCCTGTGTTAATTGTGGTCTATCATTTTTAGATCCACTTTCTTCTTCCTGGAATACTTGCAGCAACTCATCATTCTTAACAAACTCATTGATAGTTTGTAATTGATCACTAGCTCCATAACCTTCCTTGCCTTGCTTATCTGTACTAACTCTAGTGTAGCCTACATATCTTTTCATTATTTTTTATCCTTTCTAACAAAATGTAAATGCAAATTATTGCCAACAAATTTAATACTAACTTTAATTAAATGTTTGTTATCATCCCAATCTGGGTATTTAGATTTTTCATGTGCAATACCCTTATCAATAACATTATTTAATAATTCTTTTTGATCTTTAGTCATTAGACAGCCTCCTTCTTGTAGTAGCCTTCTTGATTAATCCATTTCATGTACAGAGATAAATATTCTATCAATCTGTCATCAAAGTTATCCCAATTAAAAAACATAAAACTTTGTTCTCTATCAGAATTAAGCTCGATAGGTTTAGGCCCAAATCCTGGAGCTATAACACCATGAGTATTTTTAGGATTGTTAAGATCTGTAATTTGAAACTTAACAGTTACATAGTATTCATAAGAGCAATACTTTGATTGTCTTTTATCACCTATGTTAGTTATTTTAATTAAAAAGTTACCAAGTTTAAGATCTGATAACTTTTGGTTTAGAACATAATCAGCCATTATTCCTCCCTTGTTAGTAATTGGTCTTATATTGTTCATGTATATTAATATATATATTAAATATATTTCTTCAAGGGTATTAATTAAAAAAAGGAATAATAAATGCAACCACAATTAACCCCCATTTATCTGAAGATTTCGACTAAATTGAAGGATAAACTAAAAAAAGAGGCTAAAAAGAATAGGGTATCAATGGCTAAATTAATAACTGATGCTACAGAATTAGTCTTAAATTCAAAACCACAATATCAAATCAAGAAAAGAGGTAAGAGTGAACGATAAAATAAATCCGGATCATTACAAAGATAACAAAATAGAAACTTGCGATGCTACATTCTCACAACTATCAGAGGCAGAGATCATTGGGGCCTGTAAGTTTAATATAGCTAAATACAATTTCAGAGCTGGTAAGAAAGTACAAACTCTTGAAGGTACTAGAGATGACATTGGTAAGGCCCATTGGTTCTGCGAAAGATTACTCAAAGAGCTTACTGACATGATCAATAAAAGAAAAAAAGCAAAACGAAAAGATCCAACAGAAATTGATATTGAAGATCTAACAGAGGAAGATTTACAGGAGCTGCTAAACCCTGGAGCTAAAGTTGTTAAACTAAAAAAGAAAGAGGATAAAGATGGTAACTCCTATTCCAAATAATGTTATACGACCACCGAAACCAATCGCACCAGATAAAACAGAAGTAAGAATAACAATCCTGGAAAATGAAATAAGAAAACTCCAGGATGAATTAGCTTTGTTAAAAGAATACAAAGGCAACAAAGTCAAACCAGCTAAAGATAGAATATTCTTGAAGGATGTACTTATAGCTGTATGTAAATATACAGATCTAAATCCTCATGACATTCTATCTCAAAACAGAGTAGCTTATCTTGTAAGTGCCAGGAGTTTATTTATAAACTTATGCCTGGAGCTGACAGGCTATGGTGTAACATTCATTGGTAGAAAGTGTGGACAGCGAGATCATACAACTGTGTGCTATCATCAAAAGTGCAAGGCCGAGAGAACCGGTCATTGGTCACTTAAAAAAGATAATGGTATTCGTTTATGGTCAGATTTTAATAAGATCAGAAAGCAATTACTTGATGCCAAAGAACAAAGCTGATTATGGTAAAGGCAAAACACCTGGAGCATTCTGTGTGCTGCCACAACGAGCTGTCATAGATCCTAGGTTCAAGACTTATCCTAGAACATTTATGATCCTGGCTTGTCTGGGTAACTACACATCAAGAACCGGTGTGTGTTGGCCTAATCAGATTACTATTGCTAGAAACTTACACATCACACAATCAACTGTGTCCAAGCACATACAGAAACTAATCCAATGGGGTTACTTGCGATATGCAAAGAAACATCCTGGACTAAAAGGTAATAAATACTTTATGGTGTTTGATCCTAGTGTTAAGGAAGAGGATGCTAAAGCTATAGCTACAGTAAATGATAGATCTTATGAAGAGAAGGTAGATGTTCCGAAAGGCCCCCTTATGAATAAAAACAGTAATAGTAAATATTCCCCTAGAGTGAATAATAAGAAAGACACTAATAAGGTAAATATTCCTTCTAGTGAATATGTAGATATTCCTTCAGAGCGACTACATAACACTCCAACTAACAATATATCTATTCTTAATAACAGTAGATTGATAATGAATAGTTATGTTAAATTCTGTAGAGAAATATTCGGACAGCATAAAGTTTACGATATTAAGCAAGAAGATTTGGTAAAGAGTTGGCTGCATAAAGGATTGCATCCGGATACAGCCATTGCCAAGATCAAGACTACGATACAATGGAGAAAGGATAATCGATATGATTGTCCTGGATCTATCTATTTCTTTAAGCCTATATTCTTTAAGGAACATAAGGATAATAATACATTGGATATACAGAAGATGATTAAGAGAATAGCTAACAAGAAGAGGATGCCCTGGAAATAATAGATTTTACAAATCGTAAAGGTTCGTATATGTTTTGTATTGTAAGAAGATTGATAAATACAAGGGCAGAAAACCTGGCTTTTTATTTCATAAAAAGTTGGACACCCCTTTGCCCCCTGGGTGCGTATATCTATAGGGGGGTATCACACAATTTTTTTACAAATAAAACATGAAACAAACAAGTGAGGAAATATATGTCTAAACCAATATCCAGCAACAGAGGATTTAAGTTTTACAAAGGTGCATCTATTCCAGAAGGATTAGAAGTTATCATCGAAACTTGGCCTGGTGCTGATTACAATAAGGATACAGGAAAGTACATTCCGGTTCCAGGAAGAGTAGATACAAAGATCTACAAGAAGGATGAAACAAAAGAATATAAAAAAGGTGATCCTATTTTATTCTTTAGTACATTCGAGAATAAGGATGAGGAACCTCCTGTTAATCTAGCAGCCGAACAAGCTGATAAGGAAGAAATGGATGACACAATCCCCTACTAAAAAGAGGATTATAAAACCCCCTCTGGATCGGTTCGGTGGTGTCCGAGTGGTTCAGAGGAGGATTAGAAAGTCCGAAGTCATTGAGCATAACAAAGATAATGTTGCTCAAGAATTAATTGATATAGCTACTGCAAATATTGATGAGATAATGAATTGGGATGATGAGGGTAATGTTACTATTAAGGATCCTAAAAATATTTCAAAGTCAGCAATCAAAGCTATAAAAAAAATTAAAGTAACACCGACAAAGATGGGGCCACAGTTAGAAGTAGAGCTGCATGATAAAGTTGGAGTGTTAAGAGTGTTAGCTAAAGCATCTGGTTTATTAGAGCAAGAGCAAGATGTAGATAGACCAAGTGTTGTACAGATAAACATGAGTGGGCCGGAAGAACCTAAAATAGTGGAGGCAGAAAATGTTGAGATTAATGAACCACAAGGAAGTGGAGAAGATCCAGGTGGCGATGCTCAAGAACAAGTTGAGTGATCGTGAGTGTGCGAGAAAGTGTGGCAAGAATATAAAAGATTATAGGGATATAGTCTTTAGAAGAAAACAAGAAGATGACAGTAGAATTCAATCAATAGTAAAGGCAATCACAAATGAGTAATGCAATAGCAAATCTAAATCTAGACTTTAGTACATCACCTACAGTTTGGAAATTTTTAAATGATAAAAGTTTTGTAAGAGGATTAATGGGGCCGGTAGGTTCTGGTAAGTCTTATGCTTGTGCAGCAGAGATTATGATCAAAGCTGTTAATCAAGTACAAAGCCCTCGTGATGGGATCAAGTATTCTAGGTTCGTAGTAGTTCGTAATTCTTATCCGGAGTTGAGGACAACTACTATTAAAACATGGCAAGAGTTATTTCCAGAGAACATTTGGGGTGCATTTAGATGGTCACCTCCATTAACACATCATATAAAATTACCAGCTAGAGATAATGCTCCAGGTATAGATTGTGAAGTTATCTTCCTGGCCCTTGATCAACCTAAAGATGTTAGAAAGTTATTATCAATGGAATTGACAGGAGCTTGGGTTAATGAGGCTAGAGAGCTGCCTAAAGCTGTTATAGATGGATTAACACACAGAGTTGGAAGGTATCCTACTAAAGCTGATGGTGGATCTACTAATAGATTTATTATTATGGATACTAACCCAATGGATGATGATCATTGGTGGTACAGACTTGCAGAAAAAGAAAAGATGAAAGGTAAGTTTGCTTGGAAATTTTTTAAGCAGCCAGGAGCTGTTGAAGAAGTTATCCAGGATGAGCTGCCAGAAAATCCAGAGGCTAATGGTTTTGTTTATTCTGCAAACAAATGGTGGATGCAAAACCCTACAGCAGAAAATCAAAAAAATTTAACAGCTGGATATTACGAGCAGACTTTACTCGGCAAAAATATTGATTGGATTAGATGTTATGCCCAGGGAAAGTACACTTATGTGCAAGAGGGTAAGCCTGTTATGTCCGAATACGATGACACATTAATGACAGAGGAATTCCTGGAACCAGATATTCAATACCCTGTCCAGGTAGGTGTTGACTTTGGTTTAACTCCAGCTGCTATCTTTGGTCAGAAGTTACCAAATGGACAATGGCGAATACTCCATGAGCTTGTAACATTTGATATGGGCCTGGAAAGATTTGGTTATATGTTGAAAGGTGAATTAGAAACAAGATTTCCAAAGTATGATGTATTAGTTTGGGGTGATCCAGCTGGACAGAAGAGAGATGAGATCTTTGAAGTTACAGCATTTGATCATTTAAGAACAATAGGATTAGTTGCTAGGCCCACAGCTACGAATGATTTTAGAGTTCGTAGAGAGGCTGGTGCAGCTCCAATGAATAGGTTAATCCAAGGTAAGCCTGGATTGTTAGTTGATAAAAGATGTAAGCGATTAAGAAAAGCATTATCTGGTGGCTATCATTTTAAAAGAGTTCAGATCTCTGGTGGTGAGAGATTTAAAGATCAACCAAATAAAAATGAGCATTCCCATGTCGGTGATGCTTTTATGTATTTATTATTAGGTGGTGGTGAACATAAAAGATTAACAAGAGGTGGTAATAAAAACTTTACAGCATCAGTAGCTAGTGCAGATTTTGATATATTTGCATGATAAAAAAATATTTAATTAGAGTTTGGGAAAAGGGTGATGTTAAACTTCTAGAAGAAAAAATTGTAGAAGTTGAAGATGATAAATGGAAAGGCATTGTATTACATCAACCAGGAACCAGAGCAACAGCAGAAGAAATAAATGAACCTACAGAAACTAGAACAGATCTTCAAGATCCAGGGAACAAAGATTAGTGTAGTTCCTTTTAGATCTTATCTATTAAAGATTATGGATCTAAATGAATTTGATAAATTAAATTTATCTCAACCTAATTACCTGGAGTATATGGATCATGCATCGGAACAAGGTTATGGTTACTGTGTTATTGATGATGGTAAGCCTATGCTTTGCTTTGGTGTAGTTCCTTATTGGCCAGGAGTTGCAGAGTTATGGCTGATACCTGATAAAAAAAAAATTTCAGAACATAAAATAAAATTTCATAAAGGTGCTTTACAGTTTATGAAGTTAGCAGCTGCTGATCTAAAATTAAAAAGATTACAAGTAACTGTCAGTTCTTTAAATGTTTCTGCTCTCAAATGGATAAAAAGCATATATTTTGTAAATGAAGGAATTTTAAAACACTATGGTGTTGATGGTTCCGACTATAATATGTTTGCGAGGTACTTTTAAAACTATGGGATCATTATTCAAAATGCCAAAATATGAACCACCTAAACAAGTGGAAACATCTAATAAGTTGTTAGATGAAAGAGAGGCAAGGGCTGATGCTAATGAGGCTAGAGAAAAAAGAAAAATAGCTGCAAGATCTAGATCTCGTAGAACAAATGCTAAATTGTTATTTGCAGATGACAGAAACAATCCAGCATTAGGAGTTACGAATAACATGACACCGGTCAAATCATTAACTCGTAATCCTATGGATACAGATAAGAGGTACACATAATGGGAGGATCACCAGCAAGAGTAATTAAAAAAACTATTTCTAAAGTTACCGGTGGAGGTGGAGGTGGATCACCACCAGCACAACCAACATCAGATATTTCTGAAAGAAGAACAGAAGTAAAAAAAGTAACTGAACCAGAAGGTAAAAAATTAGTTAGAAGAAAAGTAAGTAGAAAAAGAAAATCAAATAGAGGATCTTCTTTAGTTACTGCTAATGCTAGTCTAGGTGAAGGTTCTATGGTAAGGAACCCTAGAGATACAGGAAAGAAAACTTTAGGAGCTTAATATGGATAGAGAAATACCAGAGTACAATCGTAATCCTAGATTTATTAAATTAAAAAAAACTTGTAGCTGCAAAGAAAATTGCAAATGTCAAGCAGAACAAAAAAGAGAGGATGATAATGGCTAAACCTGGATTGTACGCAAACATAAATGCTAGAAAGAAAAAAGGTATTAGTAGATCTAAAAAGAATTCTACTATTAGTGATGAGGCTTATAAGAATATGAAAGCTGGATTTCCAAGATCTAAAAGAAAGAAGGGATTAGTATAATGGCTTACAAAAAAACAAAAAAGAAAAAAATTAGTAGATCTAAAAGAAAGAAAGGATTGGTTTATTAGTTATGTATAAAATGAAAATGAAAAAAAAATCTAACCTTAAAGGTGGACAAAAAAAATTAGATGCAAATAAAGATGGTAAAATAAGTGGTAATGATTTTGCTTTATTAAAAAATAAAAAAAAACAAAAGGTAACAACATGATGATTTATGGAAGAACACCAATGCATTGGATTAAACAAGGATTAAATAATAAAAAAATAATTGCTAGTTATATTGTTGTTTTTATTTTAGGAGCAATAATTTTTTAATGGCAAAAAAATTAAAAATTAAAATGAAACTTACAGATAGGCAAAAAAATACTTTGCAAAAACATTCTAAACATCATTCATCAGAACATATGGCTATGATGAAAACAGAAATGAAATCTGGAAAATCATTTTCAGTTGCACATAAAAAAGCACAAAAAGTTGTGGGTGCTTAATGGGTTATTCTAAAGAACATAAAAACCCTAGTGGTGGATTAAATGAAAGAGGCAGAGCTTTTTTTAAAAAAACAGAAGGATCAAATTTAAAAGCTCCTGTATCAAAAGGTAAGAACCCTAGAAGGATCTCGTTTGCAGCTAGGTTTGCTGGAATGAAAGGGCCATTAGAAAAAAATGGTAAACCTACTAGATTAAAACTTGCATTAAAAAAATGGGGATTTGCAAATAAACAAGCAGCTGCTAAATTTGCTGCAAACAACAAGGCATCAGCATGATGTATTTAAAACCAGAAGAAGTTTTATCAAGACATAAAAAAGCATTTGCTGCAAAAGAAAATTGGCGATCTATTTATGAAGAGTGTTATCAATATGCTTTACCTCAAAGAAATTTGTATGATGGTTATTATGAAGGTAATGTTCCTGGACAAAGTAAAATGTCTAGAGTGTTTGATAGTACAGCAATTCATTCTGTTCAAAGATTTGCTAACAGAATTCAATCTGGTTTATTTCCTCCATATAAAAAATGGTGCAGATTAGAACCTGGTAATGATATACCAGATGAAAGAAAAGGTGAAACACAACAAGCTCTTGATTTATATTTAGATAAATTATTTTCTGTTTTAAGACAAAGTAATTTTGATTTAGCTATTGGTGAGTTTTTATTAGATCTATCAGTTGGTACAGCTGCAATGTTAATTCAGCCTGGCGATGATCTAAACCCTGTAACATTTACTCCTGTTCCTCAATATTTAATTGCTATTGAAGAAGGGCCTAATGGTACAGTAGATAATGTATATAGAAAATTAAAAGTTAGAGCTGATACTATTGCTAGACAATTTCCAGACGCACAAATAAATCCAAGACTACAACAAATGATAGATGACAAACCACAAGAAAAAATAGAATTGTGTGAGGCTGTTGTAGTAGATCCAGATAAAAAAGATTATTGTTATCATGTTATTCATGAGAAATCTCAATCAGAATTAGTTTACAGAAGAATGAAACAATCACCATGGATAGTAAGTAGATATATGAAAGTGCCTGGTGAAGTAATGGGGAGAGGCCCCCTAACTACAGCAATTCCAGATATTAAAACATTAAACAAAACTTTAGAATTATTATTAAAGAATGCGTCATTAGCAATCTCTGGAATTTATACAGCAGCTGATGATGGAGTTTTAAATCCAAACAATATTAGAATTACTCCTGGTGCAATTATTCCTGTAGCTCGTAATGGTGGGCCACAAGGTGCATCGTTAGCTCCTTTGCCTAGAGCTGGTGATTTTAATGTATCTCAAATTGTTATTAATGATTTAAGAATGAATATTAAAAAAACATTATTAGATGATACTTTACCTCCGGATAATATGTCAGCTAGATCTGCAACAGAGATTGTAGAAAGAATGAAAGAGTTAGCTCAAAATATGGGAGCTGCATTCGGAAGATTAATTACAGAAACAATGGTTCCAATTATTCGTAGAACATTATTCATTATGGATGAAAAAGGTTTGATACAACTTCCTCTAAAAATAGATGGACTAGAAGTTAAAGTTGTACCAATATCACCTCTTGCTAAAGCTCAAAATTTAGAAGAAGTGAATGAGGTTATGCAGTTCTTTCAAATTGCAAACTCGTTAGGCCCTGGTGGGGTGGCTGAAATAAAACCGGATGCTATTGCTGCATTCGTTGGTGATAAACTTGGCATACCAGCTAGTTTAAGAAACAATGAAGAAGAAAAGCAACAGATCCAACAACAAGCTATGGCTATGCAGCAGCAGATGATGATGCAGCAACAAACACCTGGGAATGAGCAACCTCAAGATCAAGCTCCTCCTTCAGAAGAACCAGCGATGGCTTTAGAGGCAGAGGCTAGATCTTAATGGCAGATATTAATACTCCAGGATGGGAAGGATTAAATACTCTAGATGTTCATCGTAAAGATGATCAATTAGAATTAGATAAGGCTTATGCAAGAACCTTTGATACTGATGAGGGTAAAAAGGTTTTAGAACATTTAAAACAAAAAACTTTAGATCAACCAACTTGGATACCAGGATCTGAAACATCTTTTGGCTTTGCTAGAGAAGGACAGAATTCTGTAATCCGAGATATATTAATGAGAATAGAAAGGGCAAAACAATCATGAGTGAAGAAAATCAAGAAGGTTTATTAGGTAATACTCCTACAGCAGAACCGGTAGAACCATCACCAGAAGAAACTACAATACCTCATAAGGAAGAAGAAAATGCAGAGGACAAAACTTATGAGAATGAAAAACAAGTAAAACTTGATAAACCAGAATATATAGAAGATAAATTTTGGGATGAAGAAAAAGGAGTTAAAACAGAAGATTTAAGTAAATCATATGCTGAATTACAAAAACAATTTTCTATGGGTAAACATAAAGCTCCTAAAGAATATGATATATCAGCTTTAGAAGATGTAGAAGAAGATGATGAATTAGCATCTTACTTCATGGATTGGGCAAAAGAAAATAAACCAACCCAAGCTGCGTTTGATAATCTTGTAAATAAATTTAAAGAATTATCTACAGCTCAAGAACAAGAAGATAGTATTGATATTGAAGAAGAAAAAAAAATATTAGGGCCTAATGCAGATCAAATCATTAAAGGTATTACTACTTGGGGCCAAGGTCTAGTTGCTAAAGGTGTCTGGTCAGAAAGTGATTTTGACGAATTTAAAATTTTTGCAGCTACAGGCAATGGTATTAATGCTTTAAATAAAGTTCGTAAGTATTATGGTGAACAAACTATACCTACAGCTCCTGTTGATATTGAAGGTCAACCATCTAAAGATGAGCTTTATAGCCTGGTAAATGATCCTAAATACAAATCAGATCCAGCATTTAGAAGAAAAGTTGAAGAACAGTTTGCAAGAGCTTTCCCTGGTACTGCTACATCAACCGGTGAAATTTAATGAATAAATAATTTTTTAAACTATTTACTTTTATTATAAAATCGCTTATCTTTGCGAGTGAAGATAACGAATTTCATTTCGCCTTCTGGCTGGTGGGCAACAACACCATAAGATCAGCCGGACAAGTATTCCGACAACTGAAAAATAATAGTAACAATAATGTGTAATATAGGAGAAAAAATATGGCACAATCAATAACAAATGCTTTTGTTACTCTATTTGATGCTGAAGTTAAACAGGCTTACCAATCAGAAAGTGTATTGCGACAGGCTGTTAGATTAAGATCTGGAGTACAAGGGCAAACTTACAAGTTTAATAAACTTGGTAAGGGATCTGCTACTGCAAGAATACCTCAAACTGATGTTACTCCTTTAAATGTAACATACAGCCAGGTAACTGCAACTATGTCAGATTACAATGCTGCTGAATACAGCGATATTTTTCATCAAGCAAAAGTTAATTTTGATGAAAGATCAGAGCTTGTTCAAGTAGTATCAAAAGCAATCGGTAGAAGAATAGACCAATTAGTCATAGATGCTCTTAATGGTGCATCTGGTGCATCAACAGTTGCAAAAACTGTTGTTACATCTGGTTCTGCTGCATCATCAAACTTGAATGTTGGAAAGTTAATAGCTGCGAAAAAAGCTCTTGACGCAAAAAATGTTCCTTTCGATGATCGTTGCATAGCTGTTCATGCTAACAATTTAGCTGGACTTCTAGGTGATGAAAGAGCAGTAAGTGGTGACTTTGCATCTATTAAAGCTCTTGTTTCTGGTGAGATCAATACTTTCATGGGAATGAAATTTATTGTTCTTGGCGACAGAGATGAAGGTGGTCTACCATTAACATCAAACGACAGAAGTGTTTTTGCGTTCCACAGATCAGCAATAGGTATGGCTGAAAACATGGCACAAAAAACAGAGATTAACTATGTTCCGGAAAAAACTTCGTTCCTAGTTAATTCAATGTTTAGTGCCGGTGCAGTATCTATAGATGATGAAGGTATCGTAAAAGTAACTTGTGACGAAAGCTAATAGAGGAGGATATTAATTATGGCTTATGATAAAACAAACCTACAACCGATAGGTGGACAAAGTAAAGCTGGTATTGCTCCTCAAATGTGGAGTTACACAGCTCCTGGAGCTGATACTTTAGCTGACATTAATACATCTGGATATTTCAATACTGCATCCGATGTTTTAAAAGTTGGTGATCTTATTCACATCTGGGATAGTTCTGTACCTACTTCAAGTTTGGTAACTGTGTTATCGAATGCGAGTGGTGTAGTTGATGTATCTGATGGAACAGCTCTATCAGTTGCTGACGCAGACTAATAATAGAATAGAGGAGGCCCTTATGGGCCTCTTCTACAATTAGGAATTTTTATATGGCAAGTGGTGATACAAATATAACAATCTGCAACCAGGCATTAAATTTGCTGGGAGCTGATACAATAAGTTCATTTAGCGATACATCTAATGATGCTGCTGCTGTATGTAATAATATTTACGAAACTGTTAAAAGACAAACTCTATCAATGTACCCTTGGAGTTTTGCTCTAACAAAATTACAATTAACTAAATCTGGAACATCACCAATAGGTGAGTGGGATAATAGATTTGATTTGCCTTCAACAGCTGTAGCTGGTCAAGCATTTCAAGTTTACAATTCAAAAGCAAATTTAGCTGTACCAATAACAAGTTATGAAATACAACATACTTCTTCTGGCCCAGCTATTTACACAAACGAAGAAACAATTTTTATTGATTATATTACAAGTGCAATTACAGAAGGTTTAATGCCTTCATACTTTGTACAACTACTTGTTTATATGATGGCCTGGCATTTAGCTGAACCGGTAACTGATCAATTAACAAAAGCAGATTATTGGAAAGTTGTAGCATTGGGTACACCATCTGAAAATGGCAGAGGTGGATATTTTAGATCAGCAAGTAATGCTGATGGCAGAGGCAAACCTAGCTATGCTATCCATGAATTTCCATTAACAGATGTTAGATAATGAGCAGAGCTGTATCTATACAAACAAATTTTACTACAGGGGAAATAGATCCTTTATTAAAATCTAGAATAGATATTGATCAATACTATAATTCTTTAGAACAAGCTCGTAATGTAGTTATTCAGCCACAAGGTGGTATTACTCGTAGACCAGGACTACAATACATTTCAACAATACCTTCTGCTGCTAATCCACAAAATGGATGTAGATTAGTTCCTTTTGAATTTTCGACTACACAAAGTTATATGTTGTTATTTGTACATAACAGAATGTACATTTACAAAGACAAAGTTTTACAAACAAATATTAATGGAACCGGTAATGATTATCTTGTTACTACTATTGGATCTTCTAATTTATCAACTATTGATTATGCTCAATCAGCAGATACATTAATTATTGTCCAGGAGGACATGGCCCCTAAACAAATTAAAAGAGGAGCTAGTCATACTACTTGGACTATTACAGATATTAGTTTTGAGTACATACCAAAATTTGCTTTTAGTTTATCTACATCAAATCCATCTGGAACAATAACTCCTTCAGCTGTAGATGGTAATATTACAATAACAGCATCTTCATCAGTTTTTTCTTCAAGCAATGTTGATGATTATATTGAGGCAGTTGATGGAATTGGTAGAGCTAGAATAACAAGATTTGTTTCTGGTACATCTGTTGAGGCTATTGTTGAAATACCATTTTTTAATACTTCAGCTATTGCAAGTGGATCTTGGTTACTTGAAGTAGATTATGTAGATGCTTGGAGTGCTACTTATGGATACCCTAGAACAGTAACATTTCATGAAGGAAGATTATATTTTGGTGGATCTAAATCTAGGCCCAATACAATTTTTGCATCAAGAGTAGGAAGATTTTTTGATTTTAATCCAGGTGAAAGTTTGGATGATGATGCTATAGAAGTTACATTAAACACAGGCCAGGTTAATGCTGTTACAGGATTATTCTCTGGTAGAGATTTACAAATCTTTACTAAAGGTGGTGAATTCTTTTTACCACAATCAGATCTTGATCCAATTACACCAGGTAATGTTGTAATACAAGGTGCAACTAAAAGAGGATCTAAAGAAGGTATTAAGCCTGTAGGAGCTGAAAGTGGTACAATGTTTATACAAAGATCTGGTAAATCATTAAGAGAATTTTTATTTAGTGATGTAGAGTTATCTTACATATCAAATAATATTTCTTTATTATCTTCTCATTTACTTGTTACTCCAACAGATCTAGCATTAAGAAAAGCAACATCTACTGATGATGGTGATTTATTGTTAATTGTTAATACTGATGGATCTCTTGCAACTTATTCAATTTTAAGAGGTCAAAATGTTATAGCTCCTTCTTTGTCATCTACTGATGGTGAATTTGTAAAAGTTGCTGTAGATGTAGATACAATTTATTTTGTAATTAAAAGAACAATAAACTCTAATACAGTTTATTATATTGAAACTTTTAATGATGATAATACTACTGACAGTAATAAATTATTAACTAGCTCTGCTGGTACATTACCAAACTCATCTACAATAACTAAAGCTGTTACTGTACAAAGTGTTTCTGGATCAAATAAATATTTTATAGATGGAGTACAACAAGCAACACTTAATTTGTATGAAGGTCATACTTATAAATTTGATCAATCAGATAATTCTAACTCTGGCCATCCATTAAGATTTTATTTAGATGCAAACAAAACTACAGCTTACACAACAGGAGTAACTACAAGTGGAACACCTGGATCTTCTGGGGCCTACACACAAATCGTAGTAGCTAGTGCAGCTCCTACTTTACATTATCAATGTTCATCTCATGCAGC